GTCGGATCTTAGCTATTAGCTTGGATCAGTTCCAGATGTATAACCACCTGCAGTTATTGTGTATTCACCTGTTACAGTAATTGTAATTGGTGAAACCCATACTGGAGCATCGGCTGTTGTAGTCGGTGCTAGACCAGTAATATAACCTGAACCTGTAATAGTATCAGTTGTTCCATTACCTAAGTCAATTTTAAAATCAACTAGGTCTTTGTTAACACTTGATGCTAAAAGTCCGTTGTTGGCCATAGTGCCTGTTGCACTATAGGTGCTTGTGCCAAAGAATGTATCTGGGTCAACTACCATGTTCATGCTAATACTGTTAGTCGATGTTGTTGCGACCTGTAGTTTAGCAGTGTTATCTAGTTGAGACCATGTAAACACGTCATTGGCGTTATTAATTGTTACGTCCTGTAGTGCAGGAATGACTAGGTAAGCGGCTGTAGCATCAGCATTATTTGCGATTTCTACAACTACCTGATCCCCTAAACTACCCGGAGCCGCGTGAATATAAGCCATATTATATCTCCTCGTTGCTTAATGTTCTAGTAAACTTAAAAGTAGCTTGTGTTACCATACTATCGCCTTCATAACTAGTTCTAATATCTGTTACACGTTGATTGTAACCTGTGATATTCAAACGTAAATTACGAAAAGCGTTTACCATAGTCTCATAGTTACTTGGAAGTTGTTTTGCGTCTGTTGTCACATAAGCATCAACAGTTGTAGTTTCATTTACAATGCTGACGCCATCTAGTGTGTCCAATAAAGGTTCTTGCTCTGTTTGTGGCTGATCGACATATACTTTTTTGAAGTTTTGTTGATATAGTGGTGTGCCATTCTGTGTGAATGGCAACTGGTCGCTGACGCTAAAACCAGTAACTACATCATTTGTTATTTCTGTAAGTATAGTGTCTCTCATCTAACTCTCCTAGGATTCACATAACCTACAGAGTAATCACTACTCTCTAGGGTTGAATCACCATCAAAGTCATACCAATCTCCAGCTGTGATTAATTCGCCAAATAATGCATCATACTTTTGTTGGTAATAGCTGAGTTTTTGACGCTCTGCATTACCTTCATCAGCAAAATCTGCAACTTTGGGTAAAATAAACTCATGCATACTGTGATAAACACATAAATCTGTGAAATCACTCTTTCTAGCAAGGATTTTTTTAGCATCCAACGCCGGAATATCTGCACGAGTCTTTAAACTTGAGTTTGCAGTTTTTGAAATATACATATTTGCCCACCAATCACTGGCTCTCAATTGGCTGAGGATACGTTCTGTGCTACGCACCAACAAATCCTCTACCACAGTTTGAGTTAAGCCTTCATTTTCCACAAACAGACGCCCGTCTCGTGCAGTTACATCGCTGTATTCTGCAAAACTATAAACGGTTGTGCTTGTTTCAATGAAAGCCATGTTTTAAACCTCTATTATGAGTCGATATCGACTGTGAAGTTTAGACCGTGACCTGCTTGTAGAACAGCGGCACCTGCTACTCCAGTTAAAACTAGATCTGTAGCACGATTTGCGGCTTGTCTTTGTTCTTCTAGGCTTACCGAACCACGCATTGCATGACCAATAGCACTTGGTGCAATAACAGCGGCAGTTGTAACGTTACCAGCGGCAACAGGAACTAGGCTTGATTCGATGATTGTGCATCCAGCAACCTGTGCAACAAAATAGTTACCTAAAATACTGTCAGCCATCATTGAGCTAGCAGTGTAAGAAGAGCTGTCAGTGATAGACTTCTTAAGAATGTTAGCCGCTTGTGGGTGTAATACACAATAGAAAGGACCAGTTAACTTACTAGCTCTTAGCTGTGCTACTGTGTCCATAATTACGTCTACGTCGAATGTAGAAGTTAAGTAAGCACTAGTGCCAGCTTTAGTGTTTAAACTTGCAAATTTACCAAAGAACTCTGTGTCCATTGATTCTGCAATAGCTCTACCTGACTGATCGCCAAGCTGTGCTAAAACGTTTGAAGTTGCACTGTCACGTAGCATGTCTGTTACACGGTGGTAAACAACGTGCTCTGTTAGAGTGATTGTTGCACTAGTTGTGTTAGTGTCAGCCGCTGTTGCAACGCTTTCATCAGTGATGTTTTCAGCTGATACGGCGCTCCATACTGGCACTTGTAGAACTTTACCACTGTTTAGTGGTGCGTCGAAAATTGTTGCCATTTGACGTGCAACAGAATTTTCGTATGCCGCAAATTGAGCGGCTGTAACGAGATTGGAATACAATTCGTTGTTAATTGTTGTATTGTTAGCCATTGTAATGGTCTCCTTAAATTATCGCAGACCCTGTGACTTTCGATATTCTCTGTATATCGCTCTGTGTTCAGGATTCTGCATATCTAGTTTAGATACGTCTAGCTTACTATCTTTACTAACGTTAGTGTTAGTTTTGGTGTTAGTTGTAGCCGGTGCAGGTTGAACAAAATGCGGATTCGAATCTAGGAATTCACGCACTAGAATATCTACGCTTAATGGATTGCCACTATCGTCATATCTGACTGAGCCATCCGCACCTACAACCTCTACATCACCATCTTCATTAAGTCTTACACTGCCTGTTAATAGTGCCTTTACTTGTTCTGGTGCTACTGCTTTATAACGAGCGGCGGCATCCAGTAATGGACTATTGACCTTGTATTCTTTAATGACACTGTCACGTTTTGAGATTTCAGCATCTTTCTTTTGAGCAAGTTCCTGAAGTGTTTTTTCAAATTCTCCACGCTTGATTGCTTCTGCTTGTGCTTTCTTTTCAGCATCTGCTTTTAGCTGGCGTAGTTCATCTAGATCCCCCAAGTCTGCAAACTGCTTTTCAAATTTCTTTGTAATGCTGTTTTTCAAACCTGCCATATGGCGATCGAACTCTTCTTGTGTGTAGGTTCTTTGCTCTACAGTTTCCTGAACATTTGTTTGGTTAGCGGCTTCAGTTGCCTCTACAGTTTCCGTTGATTGTTCGCTCATCGTGGGCGTGCCTCCTTATAGA